GTAATGAACAGAGGATATTCGTCCCGAACAAATTCGGGAACCTGACGATTAATCAGTAAAGAAACTTTGTTATCAGACATTAAATTGCAGAGAGTTCGGTGGTTATAGAAGTTGTATCAGTATCATCAATAGATATGATTGTGTTCTTTGCTGTTTTTACAATACCTTTTCCTGATTCAATAGTCAATCTAATTAATCCATCTGTAGGAACAACAGATAATATTCTCACATCATTTATGGTAATTGTTCCCGTAACATAATTGATTGTTCCAATTTGTTCATTGATTGTTTGTTTTTCTGCATTGTCATCATAATAAATTGTTCTCAGATAACCAAACTTACCATCTAACACAGCAGACCCAGCCGCACCATATCCATTACCACCAGTAATTGTAACGATGGCTCTGGTGTAGTTAATTCCTCGATTTGTTAATGCAATACTTTGTATTTTTCCGTTTACAATTACTGCTGTTGCAACAGCACCAGTACCGTCACCGGTAATTGTTATTGTTGGTGTTTCTGTATATCCAGTTCCTGCATTTGTAACTTGTATTTCAGAAATGCCGGTAAATGATTCAGGCACTTCTTCAAACAAAACAGTTTTTATTGCACCAGTAGAATCATAAATTCTAAACTCAGAAGAAGTTAATTTATTTGTTGTTGTTCCACGATTTAACGGTGCATTAAAATTAATCGTATATGTTGTTGATGCACCCAAAGTAGGTTCAAATCTTTTCTGTAAATATAATTTTGTTTCAGAACCACTAATAGCATTTAAATCAACACCATCAACACTATCTTGTAATTTTGAAAGAACAAAAGTTGCTCCAAATTTATTTAAGTTTGTATTTCTATACAAAAGTATAGCATTTCTTATTGAAGATTTTATTGCTTCAATTGTTTGAGTAGTTTTATTTTTATCATACTCAACATAATTTTCAATTAATAGGTATAGATATTCAGGATCTCGAATTATTGCATCAACAGAAACAATTGATTTTGGTTTTAATGAAATGTAAACTTTACCATATGTTGGTGGATCTTCTTCTTCACCACCCCAAACAGATAATGAATCAACGCTAGGATAATTTTTCTTTAAGTATGATTCATAGTCTTTAACAGTTACCAATCTATTTTGTGTAGTATACTGTGCGGCTGCACCAAATTTAATATCATCAACAGATTCACGAACTGCACCACCAGCAGCTGCGGACACGGGAGTTATAACAAAATTTGTAATGTATTCCGATAAAGAGTCTGTAACTCCAGCAGTTGCAACAAAATTGTTTGCTTTATTTGCAGCAGTTCCGTTAGTTTTTAGAAAAGTGGTATTCACTATTGCACCATCGGGCAATGATTTACCGACTGAATCGTTGCCAAAATAAATTTGATATTTACCAGATTTATTTTCTTGTAAATAGAAAACTTCTGAATCAGAATTTACATCTAATATATCAGATACTAAATTATAAACTGTAAGTTGTGTATTTCCAGATGAAGGAGAAACTTGAACTTTTATTGTTGAAGTATCAATACTTTCTTCTGGCAAAGTAAATGTTTGTTTTGGGTTTGATGCAGAATTATGAACAAACCTATAAGTAACTAATTGACCTTCATAAATTTCCAAATTTTCAAAGAGGTATGAGTTATTGGCTTTAGATACTGTGGTGTCATTTAAAACAATAAAATTGTATGGTTTGCTATCAATTTGATTTGATAGAAATCCAAAACCTGCGGGCAGAGTCAATGTTCCACTTGTTGATGTTGCTGAGTTTGCTCTAAAATTAAGTGTTGCAATAGAAGCGGTTGTTGAATGAGGAACATATCCTAATGTTTTTGCATGAGAAACTACAGAGTCTCTTAATATTGCGGTATCCAAAAATGATTCATTTGCAACCATATTCAGATAATATGCATTGTAGTGTGTATTGTATGCCAAAACATCAAGCAATACAGACAAACCAGAACCTTCAAAATCATAGTCTGTAAATTCAGCCTGTTGATTTAAAAATGTTCTTAAATTTGTTTTGATTGTATCAAAATCAAGTTCGGTGACTTTTAATCTGTCTGCCATATTATCTAATTCTCTCTAAAAAGAAATTTATTGTAATTGGATTAGTATTATTGATAACGAAAAAATCAAGTGTCAATTTATACCTATTATTTTCTGGATCTGGAATAGCAATAACTTGATTTATTTGTACTCTAGGTTCAAAATTATTAATCGTTTCTTGAACGGCTCTTTCTAATTGAGCCGCAATAATTGTATCTATGTTTTCAAATAAAAGGTTGCGAATACTACTTCCAATTTCTGGACGAAAAGGTCTGTCATAATGATTTGTCGAAACTAAATTTTTAACAGAATTAATGATAGCATATTCATTTTTATGAGTATTGATATCTTTTCGAATAGGATGAATCGTAAAATTCAAATCCAAATCTTTGAAAGTGTTTGTGGAATCTATGTTTACTTGGGCCATGTTTTATTTATCTCATCCGCCAATAACAACTGTTCCAGAACCAGTTTCGATTACGTTAGTTCCTGCACTATTAGTATCATTAGGCCCACCTGTTCCTTGGTCTCCTGTATCAGCGGTATCACCAATACGAGCTGCGCCTTTTGTACCATCATTCAAATCTATTAGAGGTGCATTAAGTTTCATATTTCCAGTGGAACGAATATTACAAGTTCCATCTACATTCATATCAAAGTTACCTTGAACATATAATTCTGCATCACCTTGAATTGTGACTTGACATTTACCCATAATGTAAACTTTGTCATCACCCATAATAATTTGATAATTATCTTTGGTAACTTTCTCTACTTTATCGCCATCTGGAAACCATTCTTGAAAAGAACCATTTCTGTGTGCTAAATGAATTCTCTCTGATTCTGGAGTATCATCAAATTCTAATAGATGACCAGATTCAGTCTCAACAACATTATTATATGGATAAACTGTATTGTAAAGTGTTTCTGGTTCATCCCATGAATCACTTACAGTTTCAACTCCAGTTACAAGATTATCTTTTCGTTCTTGTATGAAAGTTTTCGTTATTGTATCGGCATCATTTCTTGCGATACGAGAAGTTGATGGCTCATCTAAAAATTTAGGATAACTATCAGCTTGACTTTTTTCTGTAATTACTATACCAGTACCGTCAGTTTTATATGTTTTTTCTTTTGGTGTTTTCGGTGCAGAAGCTAATTCAGTTGCAGTTCTTGGATCACAAAATGCGTCTTGTGCATTGGCAGCCTTTAATGCGATACCTGGAAGAACACCCATGATAACAGGCTCTTGTGCATTTTCTCCATCAGTAAAAAATCCAACAACCATATCTCCTTCTCTTGGAGAATAAACATTAATATTGTTTGTTGGAAGCATTGGCGTTGCCCAAGGCAATTCTTTTGTGGGTAAATGCATCTTATCTTCAGAGTGCCAACCAACTGCTCTAGCTTTCAATCGACCCATCTTTAGTGGATCATTTCTGTCTTCTACTATTCCAACCCACCAAATGAAACCGCTTTTACCAGCAAAGTCTTTTGATTCTTCAATTTTTTCCATGTTATGCGTACTCTAACAATTCTCTAGTTTGTTCAGGATTACTTGTAGGAATAAATTCATTGTTTGTAGAAGTGGATGCAACTTCAATAATAGTTTCGTGTTTATCAAATCCAATAATATGTCTTGATGCAACAATCAAATATTTTCCACTAATACTTGGGTCATCATTATCATCACCTTCTTCTTTTAGACCTTTAGATGGTGCTATCACATTTACATTAAATCCTGAAGTCAATTGAAAATTTCCAGCCATTACAATCTTTATTCTTTTTGCCATTAGATTTGAAATAATAGATTTTCTTTGAAATAGATAATCTTCAATATTATCAACTTTTGAAATTGATGTTGGATCCATTTTTTTAATATATTCGCTTAATTTTTGTGCAGCACTAAAAATACTTACAGTTTTCTTTGAGTCAAATGCTCGAGTGTTTGGCACACCATCTCTATCAAAAATTTCTGAGAAATCTAAATTATCATTTGCCTTTTTCATTGTATCAGATATGTCACCAAAACTAATTTCTTTTTTTGCAATCTGTCTTGTAATTGGATCGAAACCTAAAAACTTACCTGCATTTACACCATCTCGTTGTTTCTTAAAACTATCAGACTGAGAAACAACTTCAAAGGCTCTTGCACTACCCAGTTCACTAAAAGGATTATTTCCTTTAAGATTTTTTGGTTGAAAGGTGATATCTAATAAATCATCTTGTGTTAATAGTGTGGACAAAGAGGCAAAATTATATCCAACACTATTTTGAAAAAACATAAAATTTGGTGCCTGATTAATGTCAACAGCTCTTTTTGCAATCCATTCTAATGCTTCTAATGGTCTTAAATTTGGAATAGGAAAGTCTCTGAGCCCACAAGATTCTTCATAAACTCCACC